ATGATATACCATACCAAGACATAGATTTTTCTACAGGTAACTGGATGGTATTGACTAGAACCAATAAGATGTTGACCGCATTAAAAGATCATATGTATGATTTAAATTTAAGGTTTGATGCAAAGCAACAAGAACTCTTACCGAAGAGAATGGTTAATGCATATAGAGTTTGGACAAGATTAAACCAAGGTGCTTATGTTAATAAAGAAGATCTAAAAGATTTATGGGATTATCTTACAGTTAAAGACGGACACC